TACTCTGAGATCCCCCAGACACACCATCACCTTGGATGAATTTAGAATCTTTCTTGCCATGGTTATCAACCATAGACATGGACAGATTATATTTATCAAGAAGTTTCTGGGCTTGTAACATTGCGGTGTCTCTTTCTTCTTCAGTTGATCCACCTTCTGCCAAAGCCATGATCTTTTTGACTTTATCTAGGATTTTGTCATCGTTCATGTTATCCTCCTGTTATCTTTTCCTTAAAACATCCCGTACCCAATCAGCGAAAGACATATCACTGGGGCATCGAGCTTTGATGTGCTTTTCTTCACCATACTCTTTGGCATCTGCTTCAACCTTATCTGTGCATTGAGGGCAGACAGCATAAGAACTAAACAAAAATCCTCCTGGCTCTCCACTCTCTGTATAATCAGCATTGCACATATCACAGAGGACAATATTGCCTGGATCTGGAGCAACAATATGAGTCATTGGTCCAAAAATAGCTTCCAGTTCATCTATCAAATTATTTGCCATAACTATCTCTTTTATAAAGGTTATTCAATAAAAAACGGCTCTTTAAACGCCACGAGAATGCTGGTTTTTAATCTAAGTATACCTAGAGTATAGACTAAAAGACTTTGGATTTAAAGCCTTTTTTAGCTTAAGTTGCTGAGATTATTAATTATCCACATTAAATTACTTCGTTTCATACTCATGAGCACCAATGTGCTTTATCTCTTTAGACAATTCTAAATCGCACCAAACTTTAAATCCCAATGAAGCTGCATCACCTGTAAATGCCATATCTTCACCCCAGTGGGACAGACCATCTTCGCTGTAATCAATATAGAAATATGGCAAGGACATCTTCCTGAATACATCCATCTTTATTAGGGTGAATGCCATGCCAATTCCACTAACTTCAGCTAGTGGACTATCAATTTCATAAAGTGGTGTCCCGCACTTGGCGTGAGTAAGTACATTCCTGTCTTCTCCTTTCACCGCTGCGTTAACTCCAATTATATCTTTATCACTGGCGATCAACCTTATCAGCCCATCAGCTGGGAATCGCATATCTGAGTCAATAAAAAGTATTGCATCAAAGCCATGCTTAAAAGCATACTTTACACAGTTGTCTCTTGATATTGGCAACAATGCTCCTTGTATGCCAACAATTCCTAGCTGGTATATCATACAAGATGTGCAAGCCAGGTTTACAGTATCAATAAATGTTTTAGCCCATACATGAGATGGGGATGGAACAGCCAGTAAAATACTTTTCATCTATAGTCCTTTATGTTGATAGTTGGCCATCCACTTACTCTCCTTGATCGTAAGAGTTTTTGGTCAGCTTTGTTATTAGAGCTGGTTGATTTATCATAAACTTCATCTGTTGGCACACCAGTAAAGATGGGATGATTGTGGATTACCATGGCCTTTTCTGAGAAGGCATAGCGGCCAATTGCAGACATCCTTTCTTTGATCTCAATGTCTCCACAGTTGTGGTTATAGGCAGAATGAAGAAGCTCACCACCCAATAATGGTATCACTTTCCTGTCTGCTAATATATGGGAAGGTCTATCAATTCCTTGTCCTTCATTTAGCGCAACAACTCCCCATCCATCTGGTAATGTTGCCATTGTATCTAAGGCATGTTTGATATAGCCTGGTTGTGGCAAGCAATCATCCCCTATAAAGCAAACATATTGGCTTTGGTCTGCTGTTAGCTCTATTATTTTATTGTAGGCAATGTTGCAATTGACATCAGGATCTTTAGCTGCCACAACACAGATATCACCAATGCCTGCATTATCATAAGCCATGTGGACAAGATCATTAATGAGATTGTCTCTCATAAAAGCAATAGCAACAATTACTCTGTTTTGTCTAAACGGATATCCTTTTGTTATTGAGTATTTATAATTCACTTTCCTCCTTTGCTGCAATTGATGGGTGATCATCCTTTAAGATATCATCTATGAATCCAGTTGGGTCAAGATCAGATGTCCCATAAAGGTATTCTTGCTCTAATGTCAATGATGCGCTTTTATTGACTTCAGAAAGGATATTGCTAAGATACTGCTGCTTCATCATCCTGTCATACAGGATAACATTTACACAGGCAGCAAGATTGAGGCAGAGTTTGGATGGAATGTAGATTGTCTCCTTACACCTGCTAGTTATACTTTTATCAAGTGTTCCATCCTCTGGCCCAAAGATATAAAAGGCTTGTTTTGGGTGAGAGAAATCAACTATGTTGTTTGCATCTTTGGTTAGATCAACTGCTATTGGAGTACAGTTAGATGGTATCACATCAAAGATATCTGGAACCTGAATCAATGGTATATTCCTGTGAGTCTTTTGAGGATCTGTCATCAATTTTGATAGTTGGTTAATTCTCCTGCCAGTATAAAATACACCAGCAGCCTCAAAGCAACCTGCAGCTCTCAAAGCAGAACCAACGTTAGCGGGAGTCTTTGGGCTGTGCAGACCTATTAGTGAATATCCTTTAGTCATTTTTGCCCCTCCAATGCTTGCATCCAAAATTTGGACCAGTTACCAAAGTTGCTTCTAAGCCTTGATCATCATCTGCCAAAACTTTTATATAAAACTTTAATTGGCTACTTTCTTCATTCTCAACAATACAATCACAAACAGATTCCCAAGCCCTTCCCCACCAGTAGCAATCTCTGCATATTCTGCCTGTTGGGCTGGATAAAGTCTTCGCAGCCTTTTCAATAGACTTTCCAAGCATTGCTAGACCTACATTTGAGTCACCAAACATATTATTATGATCATTGCTATTGAAAAGGTCAAAATATATATCTGCCAGCTCTTCTGCAATTGGATGTTTCATAATACCTCCCTCTCAACAGTACATTTTGAAAACTTGCCTTCCTCAGATTCGCAAAGGATTTTATAGGTTGGCACAACTTGATGATCAGGCAATTCATCAAACATTTGCGATAGCCCAATCATCTCAAATGCCTTCATATGCACCATACACTCAACTCTGATTGGGACAAACTTCATATAGCTTAGCATCTCAGCAGTATCTTCAGCCCATTTATCAATCATGGCAGTTGATATATAGATCTTACCCATTTTGTTTTTCATTTTGACTCCTTGTGCTAATCATTTTCCATTGCCAAACATCATTATGTTCAAGATGATAAGATTTGTCAATCTTTATCTCTAAAGACTTCCCAACCAGCTCAGGGATTGGATTTTTATCATCATCTTGGATGATTAGCTCATCTATGTCCAGAGCTAAACAGATACTGCGAAGTATTGGCAGATTCTTTCCTGGGTGTATATATTCAAAGATAAAGTTTTCTTCATCTATCTTGAACTTAATGCAGATTAAAGACAGGTAGTCAAGTTTTGATTGACGAAGATGAATGGATTCAATTGTAGCGTGCCACCAACCAGCGGATAATTCTACTGGCTCTGCAATTTCTTTGATCTTACATTCACTGGTATAAAATTTAAACTTTTTCATTTTATAACTCCTTAAATTCAACATCTCTTGCTTGTTCCAGATACTCAATGAACTTATAGTATTTGGTAGCAGTTATTATGCATGAGTAAAGTGATAAGACTTGGCGGCATGTTGATGATAATAAAGCAGGGCAGAAGTCGCACATTTTAAGAGGACTCGTTGCTATACTTCCTGCCCACTCACACAGAAAGCATCTACTAGCTATTCCAGTTATTGGGTGATCATGACTAAATGCCTGGATTTTTAATAATGTCATTGTGTCTGGTGATTCTCCAGTTATTGATGCAAAATTGGACTTTGCATCAAGGAAGGCATCAAAACCTAACTGATTCTGAATGTGCTTCTCTGACCAATCAATCATTTCTTGGAAAGCACCTCTATGAGCTTTCTTCATTTCTTCGTAATCATTCATTTGTCTCCTTATATATTGACTGCGATTAGCACCAAGATCATTGCAGTGGCATTAATTAATAAAGCCGCAATATTAATTCTTGTTTGTATTTTGTCTCTTGATTCTTTTCTCTTCTTTCGAATCAAGATGCAATTAAAATTATGAGCATCAATCCAGTCCTTCCAGATTTTGTTATCTATCATTGATTATCTCCAATAAAGTTTTGTAAGATGAGGCAACCTTCTTTGGGCATTCACGCTTTAATGATTTGTGATATGCCTTGTTCTTATTTAAGAGAAGCACATACTCAGATATGTTTTTTGCTTCCCTTGCTCGGTATGGGAATGTTAGGATGGACATCTTATTACCATGTAAAGGTTACTTTAAGGAATTGGTTATTTAACTGATCTGGCTCCCATAATTCAAACCACTCTACCTTACGTTTAAGCAGTAGCTTTCTTATTGCTTTGACTCGCTTATTGGTAGAAGCATCAATCTGCATAGGAGTTCTTGTTCTTCTGCCTGGTGAAATAGTTGATGGTCTAATGATTGCTTTGCCCATTATTCGCCTTCCCAAGCATCTCTGATTAACTCGCAAAGTTCAATTAGTCTTTCTTTTGATTCAGCAATATCCAGTTTGCACCAAAATGAATCAGTTTTGCCACACTCGCCTATTTTTTCTATAACTGGGCATGTTTCACAATATACATAGCCAAAGTCATTCATTTGCACAGAAGCACAAGCCCAACAATGCCATTTATGAGCTCTCCACACAGGGTCATCTCCCCATAGTGCTTCCCGTTTAAGATGTTTGCCAAAATCTTCATTATCACATTTAGCAAACACTTGAAGCTCTTGAAGATCTTTCCAAGAAGTCTCCTTGACATAGTCTACTATCTCCTGCCACATATCAATGTGTTTTTGTTTCATCTTTCTCCTTTTGGCAGCAATCCTTTAAGATAGTCCAATTCTTCTTTTGCTAGTGGTAATGCTTCTGGATAGCCATTAACATTTCTTTGTGGTCCAGGATTGATATATTTGGAATTAAAATACCAGCTAAATTTAACATAAGGTGTCCCTCTACAATATTTTTGCCTAGTATCCTGAGCTATTGGGCATGATAGGCAATCAGCTGATGATAGATCATTTTGGTTATATTCTTCACACAACTTGCAATTATTTATTGCGTGATCATAACCTTTCCCGCTTGCAATATCTTCCCACTTTTTGATAGATTCTTTGAGTGCTTGTAATGCTTTTTTGTTCATTATAACACCTCCCAAACCTTATCTCGTTTATATTCAATGGTGGTACAGCCCGCATTAGGTGTGCCAAAGTCATCTAGTGGTTCAAATCCATCATAATCAAATCCAAGGATATAGCCTTCATAGTAAAGGTTGTCATCATCATACATCCTGAATTGTTCTGCTTTATATTGAGTCATCAGCTTGGCAAATTCCTCCTTGCTTAGTGAGCTTGGATAGATCATCCCTCTGGCATTTTCATTTGTCTGGATTGGTTTTGATTCATCTGCTATGTGGTCTTTTATTATTAACCAAGCATATTTTGTTCCTATTGGCATATCATCTCCCTTATTATGTTGTACATTAAATGACGAATGTCCTTGCCTTGAAATCTTGGCCTTTTCTTTGGCTCTTCACCAATTCGTTTTAAGTCTTCATCATCAAGATGCCTGGCAATCATTACATCTTGTTTGTGGACTTCTGCTTCCATCTCAGCTTGTTCCAGAATTGCCTGGTATCCGGTTTTACTTAACACTTTACCAGTGAGGGTGAAATAATGGAATCTGTACCATATTTCAGTTGGTTCTGCTGAATCTTTGAGATATTGCTTTGAGCTGAATACTTCACCGTCTTTGATTTTGTAATAGCCAATGTTGTACCTGATAGTACCAGTCACAGAATAAGGTAAGGAAGGCTCAAAAAAAGATTCGTTTGGCATAGATAATATGTCAATTCTGTTCCAACGTTGGTGTGGGGTTCCATATGCCCTGCCAATATCTATGGTACAACCTAATTCCCTTTCAAGCATTTCTTTATTGGCTACAATTTTATCTCTTGTGTTCATTTCTCCCCACAATATAATTGTCTATCAGATCACAAATGGAAGTTATAAGAAGGATGGAGATAGTATCAAACATCCTGGTTTGTACTGCTTGAGGCTGTCTTCGGAGTTGTGTAGAATTGATCTCGTAATCATAGTGTGGCTTGAATTTAATTTCAATCTCACCATAATAGAGCTTGATGATTAGCTCTCTTTGATCTCCTTTATATATAGAAGATAAATCGTAGTTATAATTTGATAGGCTGATGTCTAGGACATTTCCAGTGACATGATGATCTAGTGTAGCTACTAGTGTGTTGATATAAGTCTTTAAAGCCAGCTTAGGTAGTTTGGGGTTCATGTTATCCTTTAGTTACTGTTTTAAGTAAACTCTATAATCTAGGTATATAGGTTTAATATTGCTAAGTAAAGTGGTTTTTTAAAAAAATAACTCTTTTTTCAGTGTTTTTCTAAAGGTTTAAGGATTAATAAGGTTTATATACTACCAACAGATCTCAAATTTTTTATAATATACCTATAATATTAATATTTCTAAAAGTACGTGGTAAGGATTAAACCTATTTAATCCTTTAAACCTTTTTGCCTATAATTCCAGTATGGTAGAAAATATTATGTGATTTGCTAATACAAAAACTATTAGCTATACTATAGTAAAATATATGAGAGAGTAAATAACAACATGGAAATGATAGGAGGATAAATGCCAGCACTGATATTACAACAAGAAAAACTTGATAAAGAGCAACCTGATAATATTGATGCTTTAACTACAGTTGATAAGTATGGAACTGTAATTGTCCACAGAACAAGTTATAAGCCTGAGTTTTGCAACACTGCTATTGCTATATTGTCTGATCCTGGAAACTCTATAGCCCACTTGGGTGTTGCTTTGGGGTATTCAAGAGTGACAATTAAAAACTGGATGAAACGTTATCCTGATTTCAGGGAAGCTATTATTCAAGGTCTTGAAATTGGCAAGGCACAATTCCTGACCAAGATGAATAGAGCGGCTTGGGAACCAAGCAAGGATGTTAACAATAACTTAATTAATATATTGGCAAGAAACCTGTATGGCATTGATGCGGACAGTGGACCAGCTGTTATTATAAATAACAATGGGAGTGATGGAAATTTGGCTGAAGGTGAAACATCTAATTTGTACGCTGCTGCCCTTGAAGCTGAAGATGGGAACGCACAAGAATTTGATGAGGATGAAGACATCGAAGTTGAAGTTGACAAGGATGAATAGGCAGGACAAGACACCAGGTGTCACGTGAGCATATTTTACTATGACGTTGTTTTAGTTCAAAACCCAGATTTGCTCAGGTGCATATTTTACCAGAATTGCTTGAAGAGTGATTTTACTACAGGTGGGAAAATGAAAAAGCCCAGTTGGGAGCTGGGCTTTGAGGATTACATTGCTAGTTCTTCCAATCTCAAAATAATCTGATCAGCAATGTATTTTGGGTGATTGGCTCTGACAGTGAGCTCAAGTGTCTCCCAGCCATCTTGTCCAAGGATGCCTTCATAACAGTGTTCTTCTATCAATTGATCTATTGTCTTCATTTTTCTCCTTTTATGATTTTCTTGAGTTGATCCATGGTGTATTTTACTCCATCTAATTCAATGGTGATTTCACCTTGGTAGAATGTTGATTCTAACCAGTTGTGGATTTCAATAGCATCTTCAAATACCACTATGCCATCTACTTTGATAGCTTCCATTTTACTCCTTTAGTTGATCCAGATTGAGTTGATCCCTATCAGGGAAAGTTCACCAGCTTCATACATCTTAATCAATCTTATACGTCTCAATACTTCATCAAGATCAATTAGTCCAGCTTCAAAATCATCCTGTGTATTCATCAACAGGAAAGCACCACCTAAGTTTTCGGTTGACATTTTTCTCCTTTGTTATTTTACCGTTGACATAAAATCAACTACATCATCAATCCACCCATCTTTGGTAAGGATTCTGATTGTACCTTTGTGATAGATCACAATAAAGTCTTCTCTGCTCAAATGCTCTTTTTGAATCTTTTCTAAAGTTGCTACTTCACAATAAGCAAGACAGTCTTTAGATTCGTAAAACTCATAACAATATTTAGATATATCAACCACAATTGCTCCTTTGTTATTTTACTGAGAATTGCCCAGATGGGTATTTTACCTATCTAGGATGATTAACCCAAGTAGACCCTCTCTTGAGAGGGCCAACCTCAACTAATCAATCAACTCATTATCCCACAATTCCTCAAGGGCAAGAGTATCAGTCACCCAGCCTTCCCCTAAATTAGCAGCCACAACCCAACCGTTTCGATATATCAATATCATCGTATCGGGAGCTTTCTCACTATCAGCGTGGTCAATAGCTTCTTGGAGATTTTCTTTTTTGACCACATCTACCTCGTAACCTTTCTCAGTTGAATCAATTGATATAGTATACTCAATCATAATATCTCCTATAAAAAGTTCAGAATTGCCCAACTAGACATTTTACTCAGAATTGCTCAGTTGGGTATTTTACTAACTCAATCTATTTCGATAGTCTCCGAAACATCGAACTATTCGGTTGTTCTAAAATCATCGAACTATCGAACTATCTCAAACTCAATTATCAAATAGATTATACAATCTATTAAATAATAGATTTTGAGAGGGCGTAAAAATAAGTTTAAACTTATATAAATTCTTATAAGTTTAAACTTATTTAATTTCGGCTACTTCTTAGCCTTCCCTTTCTTCTCGTCTTTCTTCGCTTCGGGCTTTACCGCTTCTACGACGCGTCCGGCCTCTATAGCCGCTCTCTTAGCGGCCTTAAAAGCGTCTTGAAATTCCGCTCGATTCTTCGTAACGTACTCTTTAAAGTACGTATTAAGCTTAAGGTCCCACCCGTTAAAGCGGTTAGTAGCGAGCTTCCCCTCTTCTCCGGTAGGCTTAAGCTTAGTTAGGCGGGAGGTTACGGATTTAAGAATTTCGTTATTTTCGGCGAAAACGCGAAATTTAATCGCTACGGTTTTTCCGTCGGATTTTTTAGCGCTTCCGGTTATATATCTAACGTTCGTCTTACTAACGGCTATAGAACTAGGCATAGTCTTCTCCTATAAGGTTTTAAATTTTTAAACTTTTAAACTCCTTTCGACTAGATCGAATTATCTAGCCGATAAAAGCCCGTAAATAGGGCTTCTATCGCCTAGATAGGCGATAGTCTTAATCTAGACTAAAAAACCGACGGAAAGCGGCTTCGAATTCCGGTAGGTCGTATCCCCCTACGATAAAATTATATAGTCTTAGAGCGTATCTAGAGGGCGTTAATACCGTATTATAAGGAGTATCTAAGATCTTCCCGTTAATAAGGTCTAAGATATTTTCTATTTTCGTATCGTTCGCTATAGTATCGAACGGCTCCTCTAATTCCCGGCCTTTAGCGAGATTAGAGAGATTAGATAGAAGGGCTACTACTCCTTTTGTATCTAAGTTTAGAATTAGATTTTCGATAGCTTCTCCCTTAGTAATACCGGGCTTATAGCGCTTAATAGCTCTATAGCCTCTAGTTTAGAGTATCCGTAACCGATTAGAGCGTTAAGCTCGTTATATTCGGCTCGTAGGCTTAAGGCTAGTATACGCGCCCTCTTAGTCGGTCTTAAGAGAATAGCCCGTATATTAGCTATATAAATATTTCTTATCGAAATTAGAGTTTTAATAAATCCTCCTTAGTTAGAGTTATATCGCTTAATATAGGTTTAATTATACCTCGAAAATTAGAAAAGTAAAGAAAAAATTACATCCGTACTACTCGATAAATAGGGGCTATACGGAAGACATCCGAAATATATATAGGTTTAAATAGGTTTAAATTCTAGGCGTAAACCGGGAATTCCCGAAATAAACCGGGAATTATCGATCTAAATCGTTTAAGGAAAAAATTGTTTCGATAAATAGTATTTAATAAATAATATAGATAGAGTTGGTTGAATCGATAAGCTCGATTTAATAAATAAAACTTATCGAAACTAAGGTATCCCTAAGAATAACTTAATACAAGGAATTCCTTGATCGCTCGCTGGTGCAGAATTCTGAGCAACTTTAAAATTCCCCACTGAACTTTTACAACAAACAACCCCAAACACCAATGTAAAAATTTTATTTTTTAATTTTTTCAGTTGCCTTTCCCAGGCTGTTAAGGTATATATAGAGAAAATCCCAGGAGGAAGATGGAAGCTTTCACAATGAAAAGGAGGTATCTCCCAAATTGTACTATCTCTGAATTATTCTTCAATGATTCCTTTGTCTGCCACACAATTGAACAGCCATGGCGATCCAACGAACCTTTCCAATCCTGTGTTCCTCCTGGCATTTACAAATTACTACCAATTAGCACACCAAACCACAAAGATTCATTTATACTATTGAACCACAACTTGGGGGTTGGCTTAAATGAAGGTGATGCCCCTAGATATGCTTGCTTGATCCATGTAGCTAATTTCCCACATGAAGTACAAGGTTGTATTGGGCCTGGAATAGAACTTCACCCAAACACTTGGGGTGTGTCAAGATCCAAAGATGCAATGCTGAAGCTCAGACAGCTATATGACAACACCACAGACTGGATACTGGATATCAAATTATGAATGGAATCCTAATAGGGAATGATGGCAGCATAAAGACTATAGTTCATATTGGGAAAGGTGGAAGGTGGGATGGGGATGCAATTGTATTTAAAAAGCCAGGGTGGAAATCCATAGCTGCTGCAATTGAACCAATGATAACAGGCACAATTTTTTATACTGCTGAAATAAAACAAACCAATGACAGAAAAAGAATTTGATCATTGTGTCTCAGAAACAAGAAAATACAATGAAGATCTTGCAGATGCAGTTGAAAAATTGAAAGATTATTTTGTTGAAAAAGAAATACAATATTTTTCTGGAGCAGATACCACTTCCAATATTGGAATTCCATATTGTGCTCCAATCAGGACTATATCATGACAAACACAATAAAATCACTTGACCTAGATGGCAATATGTTTGCCTACAGGAAAATTGAAGATAAAAAATACAAATATCTTATAACTCATCCATATTTTGTTGAATTGGATTTATCTATTCCTGTTGATGTCCACACTATATTCTATAGCATTGTTGGCTCCAACCTTCAAATCTTCCCTGGATACAAATGGGATGGTGCCTCTGGGCCAACTATTGATACAAAGAATACCATGAGAGCATCTTGTGTCCATGATGTTCTGTACCAGATGATTAGAATGAAACAGATTGATGGATCATTCAAATATGCTGCCGATAAAGAATTCCATAAAATGATGTGTGAAGACAGTGAGGCTACCAACCCTATCCAGAAAGGGCTGAATACATTGCGGAATGGTTATTTTTACTGGGCAGTAAGGTTATTTGGTGGCTTTGCTTGTATCCCTGGTTCACAGACATAAAGATGGCAGGATATCCTAATTTTCAAAAAGTTGTACAAGAAAGGGTCAAAAGGATAAAGTTGCTGAAAGGCAAGCCTGATATGATCAAAAGTGCTAAGGCTTATTATAAGGATAGGCCGATTGAATTCATACAGCACTGGGGTGTAACATACGATCCAAGAAATGTTGGGACACTGGTTCCTACTTTGATGCCATTTGTCCCTTTCCCAAGACAAATAGAGTTCATTGACTTTTTACACGATTGTTTGCTTGACCAAGAGAATGGTGGGTGTGAGAAATGCCGAGATATGGGTGCCACATGGGTTGCCTGTAATTTTTCAGACTGGCTCTGGAGATTCCATGATGGTTCAGCAATAGGATGGGGATCAAGGAAAGAACAGTTGGTTGACAAAATGGGTGACCCTGATTCAATCTTTGAAAAAATAAGGATCATTCAGAATAACATGCCATCGTTTTTTCAACCAGAAGGGTGGAATTCAAAAGTACACTCCACCTTCATGAAAACGATTAATCCTGAAAATGGATCAACGATAACTGGAGAAGCTGGTGACAATATTGGAAGGGGTGGACGGAAAACACTATATTTCAAAGACGAGTCAGCTCACTACGAAAGACCTGAAAAAATTGAAGCAGCTTTGGGGGATAACACCAATATACAGATTGACATCAGCTCTGTTAATGGCCCAACAACAGTCTTCCAAAGAAGAATTGATGCAGGAGAATCATGGGAACCTGGGTGTGAGATTGCATCTGGAAAGACCAGAATCTTTATCTTTGACTGGACAGATCACCCACTTAAGACCAAAGAGTGGTATAATAAAAGAAGGGCCAAAGCTGCTGAAGAAGGGTTGCTTCACATCTTTGCTCAGGAAGTTGAAAGAGATGCTACAGCAGCGGTTGAAGGGGTTTTAATTCCAGGTCTATGGGTTAATGCTATAGTTGATGCCCATAAGAAGCTAAATATTGATGTATCTGGTGAGAAAATAGGGGCGTTTGATGTAGCGGATGGCGGAAAGGATAAACAAGGCTTAGCTATCCGTAAAGGAATTCTCCAGAAAGTATCTAGGGTTTGGGAATCTCCTGATGTTGGAGTGGCAACTCAGAGAGCTTTGTTCCACTGTATGAAGAATAAAGTTACATCGTTCCAATATGATTCCATGGGTGTTGGGGCTGGTGCTAAATCTGAGACAAATCGGCTCCAGAGAGACAAGTTGCTGCCAGATTGGCTTAAGATTGTAGCTTGGAATGGCTCAGGCCACGTTATAAGGCCAAATGCCAGAGTTATCAGGGGTGATAAACAGTCTCAGAGAAACAAAGATTTTTATGCCAATCTAAAAGCTCAAGGTTGGTGGCAATTAAGACTTCGGTGTGAAAAGACCTATAAAATGGTTAATGGGCTTGGAACTTATCCTCATGATGAGTTAATTAGCCTTGATTCCAATATGAGAGGACTACAAGATTTAAAGAAAGAATTATCTCAGCCAACTTATTCTATGAATGGAGCTAATAAAATTGTGATTGACAAGACACCAGATGGTATGAAGTCTCCAAACAGGGCTGATTCAACAATGATGTGCTACTGGCCAAAACGATCAATTCAGGTTATAATGTGAAAATACCATTTTTCAGCAAGTCTAAGACTGTACCTGAAAAGAAGACACATGTTTATAATATTGCCGCTGATTCATTTTTGGCTTTTGCCTTTGGCAGCCAAGGTTGGATATCTGCTTCTCAGGCAATGTCCTTATATAGACAGACTTCTGCCATTGCAACTGCTGTAGACATGATTGCAAGTGCAATTAAGCAGATAAATCCTGTGATACAGACTTCTGATGGGAAATTTCTGGATACTCACCCAATAATTGACCTATTAAAGAAGCCAAATGGATTCGAAGACTGGCAGCAATTCTGTGAAAATGTGTCAATATATTACCTACTTAAACATGATTCTGTGGTGTTAGGATCTGGAAATATTAAGTATTCTCCTGCTGAATTGTGGGCTGTATCGCTTCAAGAATTGTCTATCCTACAAGGTGATGACCAGTATCCATCTGCTTACATGGTTACAAATGGTGTTTTGAAGGGCAGATATGAGAAAAGACGCGTAGATGGTGAGTTCAGGTTCTATGATGGTAGTTTGAAAGAGCTATACCACATTAAAGGGTTTGCATCCAGGCCTGTTAAGACTGAAGCTGATTCCCCTCTACAAGCTGCTGCTATGGAAGCAAAACAGATCATAAAGGGGAAATATCATAATGTAAAGTTGTTAGAAAATGGTGGAAGGCTTTCTTTATTGGTCACATTTAATGACGATGACTTTATTAATGATGATGAACACAATAAAAGGGTCATGCGTCTAAATGAACAGTATTCTGGTCCAAATAATGCTGGTAGAATTGGTGTTATATCTGGTGCTGATATTCAACACATAAAAGAATTTGGAAAGTCAAACAAAGATATGGACTTTGCCAAGTTAGAAGAGATGGCTGGAAATGCTATTTATTTGAGATATCAAATACCACTGTCTCTGGTGACAACAGATTCTGCCACTTTTGATAATGTAAAGACTGGCGTTGAAATGTTTTATGATAATGCTGTCTTGCCAAATGCTAATGTTGTATTTTCTGGATTGTCAAGGATGCTCCTGCCTAGATTTGGCATGGATCCAAGCAGAGAATCAATAACATATAATCCAGAATCCATTGAACCACTGAAAGCCAGAATGCTTGAAGAGGTCTCAAAGCGGAAAAAGAATGAAATTGAGACAATAAATGAATTGAGATCACTTCTGCCAAGTAGAGGGCCAATCACAAATGGCGACACAGTATATATAAGAAGTAATGTGGTGCCTGTTGGTGATGATCAAGACACTTCTGATAACAACGACACATGAGGATAACATGTTTGAGAAACTAAAGAATAAAGTACAGAACCTTTCCAAAAAACAGATAATTGCTGCTGTGATTGTAGCTGCTGGTGTTGCTACTGGTACAGTTTCTGTTACCAGTCCTGAGTCAGCAATGGCTGTTTACAACACAGTATTAAATTTCTTGGGGTAAAACATGGCTAAAATTCAAATTAAAGATATTCCAAGCCAGATTGATGGCAAGATGACTTTGCCATTTGAGATGAAGTCATTCTCAAAAGATGATAAATACTTTTATTTTGAAGGTTATCTGTCAACTTTTGATAATGTTGATAGAGGCAAGGATGTTGTTGTTAAAGGTGCTTTTGTTGAATCCTTAAAACAGCACATGCCATCATTGCTGTGGTCTCATAAAGGTTCTGAGCCGCTTGGTATTTTTGAGAGCATGGTAGAAGATGAAGTTGGCCTTTATGTTAAAGGAAAGATGCCACTGGCTGATGAATTTGTATCCAAACGAATTGTTCCACAAATGGAGATTGGATCAATCAAGTCAATGTCTATTGGCTATTCTATTTGGGGAGCTGGTGGTGCCGAACACAAAGGTGATGTCAGATACTTGAAGAAATTGTTCTTGTGGGAAGGTTCACTTGTGACTATCCCTATGAATGATCAAGCGAATTTGAAGACAAAAGCTGCAATGGGCTATAAAGAAGAATTGCCAGTTGCTGATAGGAACACTATCTGGGATGAACAATCTGCACTTGGTAGGGTAAGAGATTGGGCTGGTGCAGAAGATGGTGGGCTACAAGATCCTGAAGTTCAAGAAAAATTCAGGGATGCTTTTCTGTGGCATGACCACGAAGACCCAGATTGGTTTGATTCATATAAGCTTCTCATTGCTGATATTGTCGATGGCAAGCTTACTGTTGTACCAAGAGCTGTTTTTGCTGCTGCAGCTCGATTGAAAGGAGCACGTGGTGGTGTCTATTTCTGGTTTCCCGAAGACAGACCACGTGTAATGAACACTGTTGAAAAGTATTATAGCAAGATTGGGCTTGATAGCCCATTTGGGAAATCATTCCGAATTGATGAC